CATCGGCCGGCCGCGATGCTCCCGACCGTCCTGGGTAGTCCACCGCTTGGTGGTCCAACCGCGGCCATTGACCTCGCGCGCCACAGCGACCAGGGAGTGCTGTTCCAGGTACATGTCGAAAATAGCCCGGACGCGCGCGGCCTCGTCCTGGTTCACGATCAGCCGCCCGCCCCCTGGGTCCACGTCATAGCCGAGGACCGGGGAGCCGCCCGTCCATTTGCCTTTCCGGCGCGCGGCGCTTATCTTGTCGCGAGTGCGCTCGGCGATGATCTGGCGCTCGAATTCCGCGAACGACAGCAAGATGTTAAGCGTCAGGCGGCCCATTGACGTTGCCGAATTGAACGTCTGGGTGACGCTGATGAAGCTCGCCCCGTGTTTTTCGAAGAGAGCCATGAGCCGCGCGAAGTCTAGAAGCGACCGGCTGAGCCGGTCCACCTTGTAGACCACCACGCAATCGATGCGCCCGGCTTCGATGTCGGCCAGGAGGCGTTTCAGGGCGGGCCGCTCCATGTTCCCGCCGGTGAACCCGCCATCGTCGTAGCGGTCCGGAAGTGCCACCCAACCCTCGTGCCGTTGGCTAGAGATATACGCTTCGCCAGCTTCACGCTGGGCGTCGAGGCTATTGAACTCCTGGGACAGGCCTTCCTCGGTGGACTTCCTGGTATAGATCGCGCAACGGATCTGTGCGGCCACCGCCGCCGGCTCGACGGCCGGTTGGCGGCTCCGGCCGTTACGCAACGCGGGCCTCCCTGTCCAGGCTAAAGAAAGTGAAGCCATTCCAGCGGCATCCGGCGATCTCGGTGGCAATCTTGCTGAGCGACTGGTAAACCTGCCCCTCGAACTCGAAGCCGTCGGCCAGCACCTTCACCACGTATATCTTTCCCTTGTACTCCCTGGTGAGGAGCGTCCCGGCTTTCGGCAACCGGGAATCGCGCGCGCCGTTGATCGCCATCACGGTCGTGCGCTTGTGGGCGTCGGAGCCAAGCGGGTTCTTCGGCACCCGGACCCGCAGGTCGGCGTCGTTGGCAATTTCCAGCGCGCGGCGCCGCGCCCGCTCGGACAGATCACCTTCGGCGTTGGCCTGGAGCCGCCAGGCGACGCGCCGGTACAAGTAGTCCTTATTCCCCGACCGGGAATCCTCGCTAAAGACCTCCCGGTACCTCTCGCGCAGCCCGTTAACCGTCAGGCCGCGCAACTGCTCGATTTGCTTCAAAACCGTGGCATCCATCAGTCCCCGTCCGTTCTCTCGGCGTTAACCACACTCACATGACGGCTCGGTTCTGCGCCGGAATCAAGGGCATTCTTCGGCGGGTCAGGCAGCCGGAGCCGGCGGGACTTCCGGTAACGCAGGAAGCCCTTGGCGAGGATCGCCGCGACCTCGGAGATGCACTCCGGCTTCACGTTCTCAGACATGGATGCCCCTCTGTGACCCGGCCTGAATCCGGCGTGGTGATGCTCTCGGATGGCTTGCGGCGCGTCGTCGCGCGAAGGCGCAAGGCCCGGTTCGCCGACGGCCCCTGTTGGATTTCAGGCCGATAGTCGGCCTACAGGAGAGATATACCGGAAATCGGGCTGGAGCGTCTCAGTTGTGTGGGATGCCGCCGGTCCCTATTGAACGGGACTGATTCTCTGGCGCTAATCGTACACCTCGCGAACTCCAACGCCGCTCCGCCCGTTGCGATGCAGGGTTTCCTGCACGCTTTCCCAAGTCTCAGCTTTGATGATGGCATCCTGCTCGCCATTGTAGACTTGGCCTTTGAAGTGGACGTTGCCGGTGTAAATTGGGTTTGTCAGCAACCGGTACAGCCGGCCCCTGGTGAATGGCGCGCCGCCCTGGGTCCGGCCTCTCTTTGTGACCCACTGCTTGGTATGCCACCCGCGGCGCTCGATTTCACGTACCACCGGCAGCATGGCGTTGTAGTCGAGATACAGCTTGAATATAGCCCGCACGCGGTGGGCTTCATCGCCGTTGAGGATCAGCCGTCCGCCACGCGGGTCGATGTCGTACCCGAGCACCGGGTGGCCCCCGGTCCATTTGCCCTTGCGGCGCGACGCCGACATCTTGTCGCGCGTCCGCTCACCGATAATCTCTCGCTCGAACTGCGCGAACGATAGGAGAATGTTAAGGGTAAGGCGTCCGAGCGAGTTCGTAGTGTTGAACTGCTGTGTTACGGACACGAAGCTGACGCGACACTTGTCGAGGACTTCGATGATCCGGGCAAAGTCGATCAGGGACCTGCTTAGGCGGTCAACTTTGTAAACCACGACGCAATCGACCGCGCTGGCGCGGATGTCCGCGAGAAGCCGTTGCAGCGCGGGGCGCTTCAGGTTGCCGCCACTGAAGCCACCGTCGTCATAGCGCTCCGGCAAGGCGATAAGCCCCTCGCCCCGCTGGCTCAGGATGTAGGCTTCGGCCGCCTCGCGCTGCGCGTCGAGCGAGTTAAACTCCTGGTCAAGTCCCTCTTCGGTGGACTTGCGGGTGTAGATGGCGCACCGGGCCATCCGGGCGGGAACCAATGCCGGCGGGCCGGCCGCCAATGTATGTCTACCGTTGCGCAACGACGGCCTCCTTGGGTAGCACCAAGCCGAAGAAGAGAAAGGCGATGACTGGTGCTATGCTGGCCCGTTGACGTTCGAATTCTATCGTTTCCGCTTTCATTTCCTCTCCGGGGGTAGTCTCCATTTCCCTGTCCACAAATCCGGCAACATCGTGCGCGGAGCGTTCGGAGGCATCTTTCGCAAACTGGTCTGCATTCCAAGCTGCCACGACGCGAAGACGTGCGACATTCGCGCGGACTGCCCGTATGCGCGCGTCTTCGAGCCTCAAGCGGCGCGCGGCGAGGGTCCGAGCGGGCTGGCCGACTGGCCGCGGCCGTTCGTTTTCCGCGCCGCGCACCTGGACGGTCGCACGATCCCGCGGGGAGAGGCCTTTCATTTCGACGTTCACATTTTCGACGTGCGCGACCCGGCGCTGCCGTATTTCGTGCTGGCGTTCGCCCAACTCGCGCGCGAAGGCCTGGGGCCTGGGCGCAGCCCCGCGGAACTGACATCCGTCGATCAACTGAACCTGAACGAAGGAACGGTGGCGCATGTCTTCAATGGCGATCAGTTCCTGATGCGCGAGCTGGCCCCGCCGAACGTCATGGACCTAAGCGAGACGCCGGAGCGTGTGGGCCGGCTGCGGGTGCGATTCGTAACGCCCACGGAACTGAAGGCAGGGCATCACGTGGCCGACCGCCCGGAATTTGGCATTCTGTTTGGGCGTCTGCGCGACCGCATCAGCACACTACGCGCTCTTTACGGCGTCGGCCCGCTGGAGATTGATTTCCACGCAATGGGCGAGCGCGCCGCGACCGTGCGGATGACACGGTGCGAATTGCAGATGCATGAGTTGGACCGCCTCTCGTCGCGGACAGGTCAGCGGCACCCGCTGGGCGGGTTCGTGGGAGAGGCCGAGTATGAAGGGGAGTTGGCGGAATTCCTGCCTTACCTGCTAGCGGGCAGGTGGACGGGCGTGGGCAGGCAGACGGTTTGGGGGAAAGGGGAAACGGAGGTCATTCCCTCGGTTGCGAGCGGTTAAGAACGGTTAAGAACCACCATCAGGCCTGAAATTGGAGTAAATTGGGGAACGGGCCGTTCAAACATGATGGACTGGACTGGTCACGCTCTAGTGGATGTCGGCATCGCAGCAGTGTGCGCAATGGTCGGCAAAGAGAACCCGGCACAACTCACCCTCGAAGACCTCGATGCCGCCTCGGATGAGATGGAGCGGTATTACTTTAGCGGCGCGCTTACTAGCTATCTCACATGCGTTTTCATGAACTCGGAGTACGTACAGCCCGGCGAGGGAGCGAAGAAGGCCGAGACGCGAAAGCGCTACGCAAGTCGAATCCTCAGAGCGCATCGCGCCGAAGCCGAGGAGTTGGCAAAGGGTGAAATCTGCGTTTTCTCAGGCCTGCCTGCCACTCATCGAATTCACCGCGGGCAGATGCCCTTGCTGACGGGAGAGGACGTTTTGAATTTCTTCCCCGCCGGAGCGGGCGGATTGTTCATCGCTGGACCGTATTTGACTGCGCTTCAGGCACTGCCTCTTGGGGGCCGACGGTCCGAAGGAAAGCTCCTCATCGCTCACTCCGATTCCCCCCCGCTGACGCTGGCCTTGGCGAGGAACTTCGTGGAGGACAACCGGCGTTTGCTCGGGTTGGCAATGTCGGGCCGACTTCCCAATCGGGATGGTCCCGACGACGGACTGCCACGCGAGCAGGCTGCTTGGGACGCAGCGAAGAAGCGTCCGAAATACCCCGACGCCAAGTCCGCGTTCACGTTGATCGCCTCCGATCTCCTGGACGTCTTGGAGCGCCGCAGAGATGTCTGCGATTCAGGCACGCCAGCCTCGCTCCAGATCTACTGGTTGAGCAGTTCTGGACAGGGGCCGTCTCTCGACTGTTTTTCCGTGCCTTCCAATCTGATTCGGTTTCTGAACAACGTGACCCAAGCTTCAACAAATACTGCCTGGCGCCGAGTGGTTGCACGCGGGTGGATTGCGGGGGACACGCACCAGGCGACAGCGGCCACGGCGAAGAGGTCCGCCAAGAAAGCGGCCGCGCCTCAACTCAGCGGACCCGGGCGGTCGCGGAATCCCGTATTCGTGGATCTTTTTAGCATTTACGAAAGTGGGTTCGTCGACGCGCAACCCGCAAGTCGTTTCATCAGGCGCTATCTGTTGACTGAACTCCGCGGCTCCGTCGTGCATGCGGAGGACTGTAATTGGGAGTTGACGGACCTGTTTTTGAAGGAGGTGTTGATCATGAGCCCGGAGAGGATACAGCGTATCCGGGAATTTGCGGATGCGCTTGCCGCATTCATCGAAAAGAGGAACGACGCTCCGTTCTTCCGGAAAATCACTTTCGCGAGGTATCCTTCGATTCTCCGCGGTGAGTTGGTGAAAGCTCAACGGAGGGAGTTCCTTCAGGCGAAGGATCTGCTCTTCTCCCTGGACGAATACGTGGAGGTGTTTGAGGCCGAAGACAACACCGGAGCTGCGAACTGGTCGCTGGTACGCGATCTGATCTGCATCCGACTGGTAGAGCAGCTTCACAAATCCGGCTGGCTCACGCCGGAGAATCTCAAGGAAGAGGTTGCCGCTGGAGATGAAGAGCAGGCGACCGGGACGCGAGGATGATATGGCTTTTGTAACGG